CTGCAGCGCAAGGAACTGGCCACCGGCTCGTTCCAGGTTGCCGTCAAAGGCTTCGTGCTGCGCGGCGCGGCATGACGGCGATCGAGGCTTTCGCAGCGCAGGTGCGGGCCTCGCGGCTGCGCACGTTCGACACCGACGATGGCCAGCGCATCACCTACATGGTGCCGAGCCAGAGCCGCGCTCAGAAGCTCGTGGCGGCGATGCGCGAGCACGACGGCGATGCAGTAGTCGAGCTGCTGCTGCCGCAGATCACCGCGTGGAGCCTCACCCAGGCCTTCGTGCTCGGCGCCGGCGTCGGCAACGACGACCCGGCCCCCGTTGTGCCGGACGCCGTGCGCGCGGTGTTCGGCGACCGCGGCGCGTGGGTCTGGGGCCTGGCCGTGCACGCAGTCAACGAGGCCAACGAGGCATTCAAGCGCACGCAGGCCGCCGCGGGAAACTGACGGCCCTGCTCGACGCCGCGGCGGGCGTCGGGTACGAGGGCGAAGCACCGCCGGAGCGCGCCGAGGCCGACGACGAGGCCATCCGCGTCTGGAACTTCATCGCCAACGGCTCGGGCGGATGCGATTGGGGCGCCCTGGAGCTGGCCATCGCCCACGTCGGAGTGGCGCCGGCCGATGTGCCGGCCCTCGTCGAGCGCGTGCTCGTCATCAAGGCCCACCGGCCGCCCGAGCGACGCGAGGCCGACGCTGCGTCGGCGCGGTTGGACTCAAGCACCATGAACGAGTGACCCTAACATGCCCATCGCGACTCTATCGATCGACATCGAAGCCCGCCTGGCGCGCCTCGAAGAGGGCATGGACCGCGCCGCGCGCATCAACCAGAAGGCGGCGCAGGACATCGAGCAGCGCTGGGCGGCTGCCGGCTCTGCACTCAAGGCAGCCGTCGCGCCGCTGCTGGCCGCCTTCAGCGCCGATGTGTTGCGACGTTTCGTGGTGGAGAACGCGCGCGCCGTCGATTCGCTGAACGACATCTCGGACGCCACCGGCGCCACGGTCGAGAACATCAGCGCGCTGCAAGACGTGGCGCAGCGCACTGGCACCGACATCGCCACCGTCGAGACCGCGCTGATCAAGCTCAATCAGGCGCTGGCTGGCGCCAAGCCAGGCAGCGACGTGGAAAGGGCGCTCACCGCCATCGGCCTCAGCGCCAAGCAGCTCAAGGCCGATGACCCAGCAGAGGCGCTGCGCAAGGTGGCGGTGGCTCTCAGCGGCTTCGCCGACGACGGCAACAAGGCCCGCCTGGTGCAAGAGCTGTTCGGCAAGAGCCTCAAGGACGTGGCGCCGCTGCTGAAAGATCTGTCGCAGCAGTCGAGCCTGCACGCCAGCATCACCAGACAGCAAGCCGACGAGGCCGAGCGCTTCGTGCACGCGCTGGGCGAGTTCGACAACGCAGCCACGCGCGCGCGCCAGGCGCTCGTTGGCACGCTGCTGCCAGGCATCACCGAGTTCATCAAGCAGATCAACGCCGCGCGCGAGGCGCATGGCGGCTTCATGGCCGCGCTGATTGCGCAGAATCCCACTGTGGCGCTGCCAGCCAACGCCGTGGAGGGCTTGCAGAAATACGAGCAGGCGCTGGGCGATCTCAACGCGCGGCTGGAGAAGCAGCGCGATCTGCAGGCCCAGGGCAAGGGCAGCGCGTTCGCGGTGCTCGACCTCGAAAACAAGATCGCCAAGACCAAGGAACTGGTCCGCTACTACCAGATCTTGCTCGGGCTCACCGATCAGGCCGGTGCCGGCCGCGGACGCGTCAACCCCAACCCGGCGAGCGTAGGCGACATCTTCGGCGACGGCGGCGGCAAGACCAAGAGCAGCCGCGACTCGTCGCTTACGGCTGAGCAGATCGCCCGCCTGCAGGTCGAGGCCGATGAGCAGGCCGCAGAGGACAGCGCCGAAGCGTGGAAGGCCTGGGAGAAGCAGCAGCTTGCCGATCACAAGGCCACCACCGACGCCTGGGCGCTGCAGTGGAAGCAGGTGTTCGACGAGATCGACGCCGAGCAGGAGCGCGCGATCGAAGACGGCAAGGCCTTCCTCGACACGAAAGTGGAGGAAGTCAGCGAGTTCGCCAAGCAGGCGCGGCGCAATGTGCAGGATGCAGTGGGAGACACCCTGTTCGCCGGCATCGAGGGTCGCTTCGCAGATATCGACGATCTTTGGCGCGACCTGCTGCGCAAGATGGTGGCGCAGGCGCTGGCGGCCAACCTCAACGAGGCGCTGTTCGGCAAAGGCCCGGGCGGTGGCCTCGTTGGCGAGTTCCTCAAGGGCATCGGCTTCGCCGGCCTCTTCGCCGACGGCGGCGTCATCCCGCCGGGGCAGTGGGGCATCGCCGGCGAACGCGGGCCCGAGCCGGTGTTCGGCGGCAGCACCGGGGCCACCGTGGTGCCGTTTGGCAAGGGCGGCGCCGTGATCAAGGCCGGCGATGTGGTGGTCAACGTCGACGGCCGCGCCGACGTGGCGCAGAACCAGGCCATGATCCGCAAGGCCGTGCGCGAGGGCCAGCTCGAGACTTTTCGCGCGCTGCGGGCGCAGGGCGTGATCTGACGTGGCCGTTATCACGTTGCCGACCGGCCTGGCCATCGCCAAGCGCGGCGTTCGCTGGGGTCAGCGCCGCTTCGATGTCATCGGCGGCAATGACGCCACCGGCAACATTCAGGACAGGCTCGGCGCACCGCCGCGATGGAGCCTGAGCCTGCGCGCGCCAGATGCCATCACGGCCGCCGAGGCGCAAGTTTGGCGCGCCATGCTGCTGCAACTGCGCGGCCGCGTGAACTACCTGCTGGCATGGAACCCGGCGCAGGTGGCGCCGCGCGGCACCATGCGCGGTACCATGACGCTCAACGCGTCGGCGTCGGCCGGCGCCACCAGCGTCGTCATCACCGCCGGCGCCGGCGAGGCGGGCAAGACGATCCTCAGCGGCAGCCCGCTCACCATCGGCTCTGGCCTCGGAACGAGCCAACTCGTGCACACCGTGAGCGACGCCGCGGCCAACGGCAGCGGCGTCATCACCGTCACCTTCGAGCCGCCGCTGCGCGCCGGCTTCAGCACCAGCACCGCCGTGACGTGGGACAAGGCGTCGGCCTACTTCAAGACCGTCAACGAGGCGACTGCATGGGACCACTACGACGGCGCGTTGCACCAGGATTTCGCGCTCGACCTGCTCGAAACCTGGAATTGATCGCATGCTCACTCTCGACGCCACCGCCACCGCTCGTGCCGCGGCCCCGGTTGCCGGGCGCCACTATCTGGTCGATCTCGACTTCAGCACCGGCATGGTGTACCTCACCACGCACGCGCTGCCCATCGTCTCGGGCGGCAACACCTACACCGCGCTCGGCGATCTGGTGGAGATAGGCCAGCTCAGCGAGAGCGAGGACCAGCAGCGCGACAAGCTCGAGCTGTCGCTCAGCGTCGTCAACACCGCGATGCTGGCGGCCATGATCGGCCCGGCCACGGTGTACCGCAACCGCCCGGTGCGCATCTGGTGCCAGCTCATCGATGATGCGTTCCAGCCGGCCGGCGCCGCGGTGCTTCGCTTCCAGGGCTACATGGACGTGCCGCGCGTCGAGCGCACGCCCGCGCGCCCCGAGGGCGGCAACGCCACCGGCAAGATCGTGCTGCCATGCTGGCGTGCGGGCCAGGCGCGCCTGCGCACCGCCAGCGGCCTGCGCCGCACCCACGCGCAGCAGATGCAGCGCACCAGCAACGCCGACACCGGCCTGCGCTACACGCAGAGCCTCATCGAGGTGCCATCGCAGTGGCTGAGCAAGCGTTTTCAGCAGATCTGACCATGCAGCTCGCGCAGCGCCTCGCCGAGTACCTGGCCGAGGCCGCGCGGCCGTTCGACTGGGCTACGCACAACTGCTGCCACTTCGCTGCCGGCTGGGTGCGCCTGATCGAGGGCCTCGATGCCATGCCACTGGTGCCCACGCCAGACGCCATGCAGGCGTGGAGGCTCATCGCCAGCTATGGAGGATTGGCCGACGCCATCACGCAGGAGCTTGGCCGTGCTCCCATTGCGCCGGCCGAGGCGCGGTTGGGCGACGTGGTGTTGATGCCGCTGATGAGCGACCGCGCGAGCGTGGGTATCTCCAACGGCCGCGTCTCGATGTTCCTGGCCGACGATGGCTCGGTGCTGGCGCTGCCAACGCTGCAGGCCGTGCACGCCTGGCGAATCGGCGCAGCCTGAATGCGCCGCGCGCTCGCACTGCTGGGCCTGCTGCTGGCCCCGGCCGCCGCATGGGCCGATCCGATCTCTCTCGTCGCAGCGCTGGCGCCCTACATCGGCGGCGCCGCGGCGGCCGCGGTGGTCACCTACGCCGGCCAGGCGCTGCTGGTCGGGTTGTATGTCTATGGCGCCGCGCGCGCGCGCCGCAAGGCCCGCGCGGCCCAGGCAAAGGCGCGCGCCGAGTACAACGCCAGCCTGCAAGACCGCAGCGTCACCGCGCTGCAGGCGTTGCCCACCTGGCGCATCGTGCCGGGCCGCTGCATTACCGGCGGCGACATCCATGCCATCTTCACCACCGACAAGACCGGCTATCGAGAGGACGGCACCACCTACACGCGACCCGATGCGCTCAAGCATCTGGTGATCGTGTTCGCCGATCACGAGATCGCGGAGTTCCATGAGTTCTACCTCGACGGCGTGGCCGTGGGCCCGCTCGACGGCAACGGCTACTGCACTAGTGGCGAGTTCTACAGCGCGCGCACCGACAGCCGCATCGCCTACCTCGAAGGCGATGGCACGGTGACGGTGCCGCAGCCAGTCGTCAGCGTGCTCAACGCCTACGTGCAGACGGGCTACGGCGAGTACTACGACGTGACCGACGTGTCGGGCTCCATCTCGCTCGCCAGCGGGAACACGGTCATCAACGGGCCGGCCAACGCCATCGTCAACTACCTGGTGCAGGCCGACCTGGGCAGCGTGCGAATCCAGCAGCACCTTGGCACCGCCAGCCAGGCGGTGGACAGTTACCTCAACGGCATCCTGCCGAGCAAGTGGACCAGCACCGACCGCCTGCTGGGCAAAGCCTACATCGTGCTGACGCTCGACCTGGAGAACCAGCGCTTCCAGGGCGCGCCGCCCGGCATCACCGCCGACATCAGCGGCCGCAAGGTGTACGACCCGCGCAAGGACAGCACGGTTGCCGGCGGCAGCGGCAGCCAGCGCAACAACGACGCCAACACCTGGGCGTGGAGCGACAACCCAGCGCTGGCCGTGCGCGACTACCTCACCGCCGAGTGGGGCGTGGCCGCAGCGCAGGCCGACGTGAACGAGGCCTACGTCATCGCCGCGGCGAACGCATGCGACGCGCGCAGCAGCGCCGCCGCGCAGAGCAAGGCCGACACCGTCACCGCCAGCGCGAGCGCCGACACCATCACCTTCGCCGCCGAGCAGCCCTACACCGTGGGCGACGGGGTGCGCTTCACCAGCACCGGCACGTTGCCGGGCGGCCTGAGCGCGGGCACCACGTACTACCTGGTGCGCGGGCGCGACCTGCTCAACTACGGGTTGGCCACCAGCGTGGCCAACGCCTACGCCGGCACTACGCTCGACATCACATCAGCCGGCACCGGCACGCACACCTGCACCTTCTACGACTACGCCACCTACAAGTGCAACGGCGCGTTCAACGTGCAGGATGGCCAGCGCGAGGCGGTGCTCGACGACCTGTGCGAAAGCATGGGCGGCAACGCGTGGGAGGGCGCCCGGTGGGAGGTGGTGGCCGCCGCGTGGACCGCCACCGTGATGGACCTCGGCGACGACGATCTCGCCGGCCAGATCGAGATCGTGCAGGCCGACACGCCGCTGGAGCAGCTGTGCAACGGTGTGCGCGGTACCTTCATCCCCGCTGGCAAGAGCGTGCCCGTCGAGTTCGACAACTACAGCAACGCCACCTTCGTGGCGGACGACGGCCAGGAGCACTGGGACGATATCGCGCTGCCGTTCGTGGACACGCGCTTTCGCGCGCGCAACCTGTGCCGCATCCGCGTCGAGACGGGGCGCAACGGCCAGATCATCCGTTACCCGGCCAAGCTCAAGGCCTGGCCCTTGCAGCGCGGCGACCGCGTGCGCGTGAGCAGCACCGAGTACGGCCTCAGCCTCAAGACCTACCGCGTCACCGACTGGCAGGATGCGCCGACGGCGGTGATCCTCACGCTGCAGGAGGACGACAGCGCCGCCTATGACCTGGCCGACGCCGCCACCAGCGACGCGACGCCAAACACCGGGCTCGGTAGTCCGTGGGTGGTGCAGGCAATCGGCACGCTCACGTGCACAAGCGGGCTGGATACCGGCTTGCAAGGCGCCGACGGATCATGGCGCCCCCGCGTGAAAGTCAGTTGGCCGGCCGCAACCGACCCATATCTGGCTGACGGAGCGGGCCGCGTGGTGATCGCATGGCGCGGGCCGCGCAGCCTGGAAGGGCTACGGCAAGAGGTGCCTAGCGACGCCATCACTGCGTATCTCGACGGCGTGCGCGAGGGTGATCCGCTGGTGATCGAGGCGGCGTACCGCAACGGCGTGGGGGCCTACGGGCCGCCGAGCTTTGCGGCCCACACGGTGGCAATCACCCAGTCGGCAGGCGGTTACGGCTCGTTGACGCTGGTGACGCATGGCACCGCCGGTGCGGTGGCGGTCGTCGGCAACAGCGTGCGCAAGATTGCCAGCGACGGCGCCTGGGACGCCGGCGTGCACAGCAAGGCACCTCTGTCCGGCGCTTGCCGGGTCAGCACGGTGATGGGCGAGATCAACACCAGCCGCATGATCGGCCTCAACAGCGATCCGACCACCGACGCCGGTTACGCATCGATCGACTACGCGCTCTATCTGCGCGCGGATGCGACGATCGAGGTCTACGAATCGGGTGGGAGCGCCGGCACATTCGGTGCCTACGCTGCCGGCGATGTGCTGGAGATTGCCTACACCGGCGCGGCGGTGCTCTACAAGCGTAACGGCACCGTGCTGCGCACGGTCGCCGCCGCGATGAATCAGACGCTGTACCTCGACTCGTCGCTCTACGGCGTGGGCGCGACGCTCGCGAATCTGGCGTTCGAGCAACTCACACCGAGGTCGGCGCAGTACAAGGTCAGCAGCTACGGATCGAGTGCAACAGGCTTGCCGGCGGGCGTGTCTGGCTCACTGGTCAACGCCGAGATTGGCGCCACGGTGCGCAGCGGCTCGCGCAGCTATCTGTTTGCGCGCATCAGCCGCACCACCGGGCTGCCGACCTTCAGCCAGGTCTATGACGTGTACGCCAGCGCGGCCAACGCCGCCACGCTCGTAACCGACCTCAATGCCACCGACAGCACGTCGATCGTTGTTGTGTGGGGCTACGATGAGCCGCTTGCGAACCGCCTCACCAACGGGCTCGAAGAGGCGCTATACAAACACGGCGCGAGCCGCCAAGTGTTCGGCTCGCCGCAATTCAAGTACCGCAGTTCCTACATGCTCATCGGCGTCGGCAACTGCGGCGAAGGGCAAGGCTGGGAGGCATACCGGGGCAGCATCGATGGTGCCACCGACGCCTATTTGCAAACGGCGTTCATCATCACCCCGGCAGGTGAGTTGATCGTCAACGGCGCTTCATACACGCCGGGTGCCGGCGGCTTGCTTCCCGGCGTCGCCGGCAACCTGCTGGCCAACTCCAGTTTCGAGTTCGATACCGACGGCAACGGGCTGCCGGATAGCTGGCTCGCGTACAACAGCGGAACCGTCGGTACCGTGAGCTATGCCGTCAACACTGGCGGTGTGGCGGGCAGCAAGTATCTCACCATCTCGGCCACCAACCTCGGCACATCGGCTGCCGATCAGGCCGGCGTGCGCCAGATCATCGATCTCACCGGTCTAGGCGGCCTGCCCGTCGCGTTTTCGACGCATGGTCAAGGCGGTGGCGCTGGTACACCCGACCTGCGCATCTATATCGACTACTACTCGGCGGCCGGTGGCACGGGCACGATCGTCCGCACGACGTTTCAGCAATGGCTGTCGCCAGATGACGCATGGCGTCGTTATATCCACTACTCCCGCGTTCCAGACAATGCAGTGAGTTGCCGCGCCTACGCATGGATGGAGGCCCGCAAGAGCGCCGCCGGTGCGGCCGCGTTCAACCTCGACGCGGCGCAGTTCGAGATGGCGACGCTGGCTACGGCCTATGCGCCGCGGCTGGAGGCGCCCGGGGCGGTGGGGACGGGGCAGATTGTGACCGGGGCGGCGACCAATGTTGGGTGGCAGGAAGAAGACAACACGACGACAGACGTCGGCGATGGCAGCACATACGACCTCATCACGTTGACGTTCACGCCCGACGCTGCGGGCACATTGACCGCTTTTGCTTCGTTCGACGCTGACTCAACGGCTGGCGCATGGTCCGGCACAGCCTACGGAACCAATATCACGATCACGCAGAGCGCCAGCACGACAGTGGGCATCCGCAAGGGACTGAAGAACTCACGGATTACGCAGTCCGCAGAGGCGACAAGAGACGTGACGGCTGGGGCATCCGTGACGGTCAAACTGGTCGGTATCGCGCCAGAGGGATTCGTCACCCACTGGTACGCGAAGCGGTTGCAATACGAGTTGGTGAAGCGCTGAAGGGATCTCGGTTAGCAATCGGGCAAGTAGATGGACAGCGTTCCAGCACCCCATTTAGCAGGCCAACCTTCTGGCGCGACCGCCAGCAGCGTGATGCGCAGCGGGCCCCGCGCGACTTGGAAGCGGCCGTCCACCACTAGCATCGATGACGCGCCGAGCAACGGTGCGATTGCCGATATTTGGCGTGTCACTTGGTCATCGACCGCGACGCGCATGCCATACCCGACAGATGGGAGCCACGTGGCGCCGCTGGACGCTGACACCGACGCAACGACCCGCACGGGACCGTCGCAGCCTGCGAAGGCTTGCACATCGGCCAGGGTGTACGTCAGGCCGTTTCCGATGTCACTGGTCGGCGCTGTAGTCGTCGTGAGGTCCGCCAGATCACCATCCCCGCCGCCACACGCGGCCATGCAGCCAAGCAGCAACAGGGCCATCGGCGCACGCTTCATGGGCGGCACGGTAGCCGAAGCTTGCGCGCGTGTCCACCGACGACGACCGAAAGGAGATCGTGCATGAAACTCCCCTCCCTGTTCTTCCCCGCTGTCGACCACGCGAACCACTACGTTGGCGGCACCATTGCGGCCGACGGCGGCTCGATCGTAGGAATCGTCGTCGGCTTGTTCCTGGTACGGCAAGGCGCGTCGCTGTGGCTGGTGCCTCTGCTCGGCGCCATCGGTGCCGCCGTCGCGGCCTTCGCCGCTGGTCGCTGGAAAGAGGCCCGCGACGCCCGCCAGAACGCCGCCGCCTACCGCGAATGGCTCGACACCGACCAGGCGCAGCCGTTCGTGCCGCCGCACGGCGTCGAGACCGCCGACTGGCAGGCCACCACCTGGGGCTGTGTGCCGGTGGCGGTGCCGCTGCTGGTGCTTTTCTTGATCTCGGTCATCTAAGGAGGCGGCGCCATGCCGGATGTGGATTTCCTCACCAAGCACAGCGCGTCGCTCGGCGGCGTGGCGGTGGCCGCTGTGCTCAAGTTTCGCGACGGTTGGCGGCTGATGCTCGTTTATGGTCTCGTCGGTTCGGTGGCGGTCATCAGCGCACGCGGGCTAATCGAATACGTGGCCATCAAACTCGGCGGCCCGGTCGACGTGGCCGGCTTCCTGATCGGCGCACTGGCCTGTTCGCTGTTGCAGAAGATCGCCGACACCGTGCAGCAAGTCGAGATCGCCAAGCCGATCAACGGCTTCATCGAGCGCTGGCTCGGCGCCAAGGCGCCGCCGAAGGAGTGAGCGCATGGATTTCATCGAGATGCGAGATGCGGCCGAATGGCTCGGCCTCGGGGCGCTGGTTGGTACGCTCCTGCTGTGCGTTGCCGGCGTGTTCAGCGAGCACTACCGGGACAACTGGGCGCAGTTCGTCGGCCTGTGGTCGATCATCCTTGCCGACAGCATGCGTCTGTGCACGCTGGTCGAGCGGATCTACGTGCACGGCGATCTGCGCATGAGCTGGTCGCAGATCACGCTGCACGTCGGTCTGCTGCTGTTCGCGCTCGGCACGGCGGCCAAGGTGCATACGCATGCGCGACCGCGCATCCAACATGCTTGAGGCGCTGCAACGCGCCGCGCGCCTCGTGCTGCTCGGCATCCTGGCCGGCGCTGTGGGCGCGCTGCTGGTGCTCAGCGCCATGCCCGCGCATGCACAACTGCGCACCCCGGACGGCCGTCTGAATAGCACCTGCGCCGCCGAGCCGCGCGTGCCGCCGCTGCCCGTGCCGCCCAAGGTGATACCGACGCAGGCCGACATGCCGCAGCAGCTCGGCGGGCAGGGCACGCGCGCCGTCATCACGGTCAACACCAAGGGCGTGGCCGCCGGCTGGTGGGTGGCCCGAACCGACAAGGTGGACCTGTACCTCTACGCCGTGACGTGGCCGTACCTGCTGAGCAACCCCGACCTGCTCGCGCGCGTGGCGGCGCTGGGCGTCGCGCCAGGCGGCTCGTCGGCGACGGCGGCGGCCATCGGGGCCAACAGCGAGCCGACGCTGAGCATCCTCGACATGTGCGACGTGTGGGGGCCGCTCGCGGCCGACCTCAACGCGAGCTACCCGCCGCCGCTGCCGCCGGCGGGCACCTGGCGCGCCGTGGGCGGCACGATCTTCCGGCACGCCGGCGGCAAGCTCACGGGCGTCGTGAGCGGCAAGACCGCCGCGAAGGATGCGCCGTGCAGCGGCCTGACCGTTGCCCGCGCCGGGACGTTCGTGTACCAGGAACTCGTCGGCGGCGTGGCCGGCGAAGCGACGCGCTGCGTGCAGCCGTGATCGCGCTACCGCTTTCCCTCGTGGTTGACGGGCAGCCGCTCGCCGACCAACTCCTTCCCTATCTCAAGAGGATCATCATGAACCAGACCGAACTCAAGACCGCGCTCGACGAGGTGTCGGCGCAACTGGCCGCCTTCGCGACGCAGCTCGACGCCGATGTGGCGCAGCTCGGCAAGGCGCAGAACGAGATCGTCATCGCACTGTCCAACCTCGGCAACACGGGGCCGGAAGTCGACGCGGCGATGCAGGCGCTCAGGGCGGCCGCCAGCGCGCTCGACGGCAAGGGCGCCGCGCTGCAGGGGGCCGCGCAGGCGCTCGACGACCTCAACCCGGACCAGCCCGCGCCGTGAAGCGTACTCAGAACCGCAAGGCGAAGTCATGATCACCGACATCCAGCTCGCCCAGGCCACCGGCTGCCAGCTCATCACGGCCGACGCCTGGTTGCCATGGATCAACGAGGCACTATATGCCTTCGACATCGATACGCTGCCGCGAACCGCGGCGTTCCTGGCGCAGATCTCGCACGAGAGCGGCGGACTGCACTTCGTGCGCGAGCTCTGGGGGCCAACACCGGAGCAGCTCCGGTACGAGGGCCGCGCCGATCTGGGCAACCTGCGCTCCGGCGACGGGTTCCGGTATCGCGGCCGCGGGCTCATCCAGATAACTGGCCGCGCGAACTACGCCCGCACGCGCGACGGGCTGCGGCTGCGCGGCCTCCAGTGCCCGGACTTCGAGGCCGAGCCTGAGAAGCTGGAGCTGCCGCACTGGGCAGCGTTGAGCGCCGGGCTGTACTGGGCGAGCCACGGGCTCAACGAGCTGGCGGATGCTGGCGACTTCGTGAAGATCGGCCGGGCGATCAATCGCGGCGACGCGGACTCGCGGCATCCGGCCAACGGCGAAGAGCAGCGCGTCTCGCTGTGGGAGACGGCCAAGGAGGTGCTGGCGTGATGGCCGAGCTAGAGCGGATGCGCGCGAGCCCGCCGCATCTGCTGACCTCCTGGCCGGCTGGTGCGCCTGCATCACCTGCCGATTTGCCGCCGACCTGCCGGAGCAAGGCATGACCTTCCTGCTCGTTCACTGGCGCCTGATCGCGCTGGCGCTGCTGGCCGGCGCGCTGTTCCTGGCCGGCGCCGGCTACGGCCGCAGTCGCGCCGAGGCGCGCTTCGCCGTCGAGCGCACAGGCTGGGCCAGCGAGCGCACCGCCGCCGCGCAGCGCGCCTCGCAGGCCCTGCAGCGCGAGATCGAGGCCCACAACGCGACGCAGCACGAACTGGAGGCCATCCATGCCCAAGCCGACACCGAGCGCGCCACAGCGGCCGCGCATGCCGCGAGCGCTGCTGCTGCCCTGGCTGCTGCCGATCGCAGCGCTGGCAGGCTGCGCGACGCCCTCGCAACCAATCGACTCGCAACCCGTGCCGCGCTTGCGGCTGCCGGCGCTGCCGGACAGTGCGAAGCAGCCCAGCAAGCCGCAGATTTGCTCCGAGACATGCTCGCTCGGACTGATGAACTTGCTGGTCGAATTGGAACGGCTGCGGTCCAAACAGGCCAGTTCGCTGACCAATCCTGGATCGCCGGCAGAGCCTGCGAGTCCGCCTACGACGCCGTAAGAGCTAGATCTTCGCCCTGAGGAACAGCGCCGTCATGCAGCCGACGCTTCGCGTCCATGTAAACGGCATGTGCGATCTCCGGCGTTTTGTAGGAGCCTAGGGGCGGGCTTTTCGCGCTTGTGGGCCCCGCCTACCGCGGCCCGAGCGTCATCGTCGGATGCCGCCCGAGCGCCAGCAGGCCGAGTGTCCAGCGGATCGGCTCCATGCCGCGCGCCTCGACCCGGCGCCAGCTCGGGCCGGCGTCGGGGTACCAGAATGCCTCGCCAGCCTGGCGCGCGCTCCAGCCCATCTCGGTGCGCAGCGCGCGCAGCTGCTCGGGCGTGGGGGCGGGCAGCAGCTCCATCACGACACCGGCCGGATGGTGGCGGGCAGCGCATCGAGGTCGTCCATGCGTACCGCGATCGGCGGCAGCCAGCGCAGCTCGGCGCGGCGCTCGGCCGAGGGGATCGGTGCGCCCTCGCGCAGCCGCGGGCCGTGGAGGATGGTGTGCCAGTGCGCGCGCCGGATGTGCGGCCGCGGGCCCGCGTGCGGCGCCTGCCGGCCGGTCTGCTCGGCCTGGTAGGCGCGGCGCAGTGCGGCACCCAGGCGCACGCCGACATCCCACACGCGCGGACCGTCGGCGGGATAGAGCCGCCAGCCGTGGCGCCTGGTGCGCACGGGATGCGGGTTGCGCGGCGGCTCGCCTGCCCAGTCGGGCGAGTCGCTGCACAGGTACAGGGTGAGCGACAGCAGCGGCTCCAGCACCGCCACCGTCTGCGCCACGATCGTCGGCTGCTCGATGCGCGCGCCGTGCTCGGCAGCGACGGCGGCGCCGCTGGCCACCACCCGGGCGATGGCGTCGGCGATCGAGCCCTCGCCGAGTATCAGCGGCACCGGCACGAGACCGCGCTGCGCGTCGAGCGCCAGATCCGGCGACTCGGCGGCGTCGAGCACGAGGCGCAGCTCGTGGTACTGGCGGGCGTCGTCCCAGTCGAGGTGGACCCACGCGCCGTGCAGCGCGCGGCCCTCCCAGGCCAGGCCGGGGGTCTCGATGTAGGGGCACCACACCGGCAGCCGGTACAGCAGCGCGGTGGGCAGCTCGTGGCCGATGGGGGTCTGTATCAGCGGCTCGTAGAGCGCCGGGTCGTAGCGCATGACCTGCTGGCCGATGCGCCAGGCCTGCAGGGCGCCGACGATGCCGATGTGGTGCGCCCGCTCGTACGGCACGCGCGCGTCGCCGCCGCCGCTGACGGCCGCGTACGCGGCGTGCAGGGGCAGGTAGCGCAGGATCCACGGTGCCAGCTTCCACTTCCCGCCGCGGTAGCGCATCAACGGGCGGCGCGGTGTGGCCGCCGCGCGATGGATAACCCCTCGCTCGAGCGGAGGCCCAACGGCCTCCGCGGTCGGTGCTTGTTCCATCGTCTTCACGCCGTTGGTCCCCGCTCAGCTCGAACGTTAGGCGTGTTCCGCGTGCCCACAGTCAGGGCCGCCGCGAGGCTGCGGAATGCAGCCGCTGCCACTCGCGGAACTTGTCCATTTCCAGCGGCCTCAGTGCGCTCCACTGCAAAGGCCACCCCATCATCCAGTCCACGAAAGTGGCGGGCCAGCGCCACCCAACGGCTTTCACTATCGCCAGCGAAGCCATAGTCGTGCCAAGGCTCATGCGCAAGTTGTCTAGGTTGTTGCTCAACCCAGGCCCGCGCCTCCCCCAGCTTTTCAGCGGCGACGGCAACGATCCAGATGCGCTCGCGCAAGTGGGGTGCCCCAAGGTCGGCAGCGGATAGCACGCGCCACGCCGCATCAAACCCGAGGTCGGCCAAGTCTCCAAGAACTCGTCCGAGTCCTCCTCGAGAAGTGAGCCTTGGGCTGTTCTCCACAAAGACGAATCGCGGTCGAACTTCGCCCACGATGCGAGCCATTTCTGTCCAGAGCCCACTTCGTTCACCGTCTAAGCCTTTTCCAGTTCCGGCGCTGCTGATGTCTTGGCAAGGGAATCCTCCCGAAACCACGTCAACAAGTCCTCGCCACGGTCGTCCGTCAAAACTGCACACGTCAGCCCAAATTGGGAAAGGTCGCAGGGCTCCATCGCTTTGTCTCTGTGCCAGAACTTGTGCTGCGTAGGCTTCACGCTCAACTGCGCACACGGTGCGCCAGCCCAGCATGTGGCCTGCGAGTATTCCTCCACCAGCGCCTGCGAAAAGAGCCAACTCATTCATGCCTACTTTCGTGCCTTCGTTCAACAAGCCTTCTAACGGCCTCGGCGATCTCGGCGTCTGACAGCCACTTCACTGCCGCTTCGCTTCCATCGGATCCGGTACGAACGACGGGCCGGTGTGTTCGGCTTGCAGCTTCGCGGTGACGAGATCGTCGACATCGCGGAACATCGACGCAGCACGTCCAAGGTCTTCGGCGAGCGCCGCAGTCATGTTCGCCGTCGCAGCCTGATCGCGCATCTGCGCCGCCAGGTCACCACCGTAGTTCGCGGCCAACGACTTGACGCGCAGGTGTAGTGCGGGTTCCTCGATCCAGCACACCGAATAGCTCGGCGTGATCTGGTAGAAGAACTCCGACATGCCGGGCGTGTGCAGCACGACGACGCCGGCTAGGTCGTGCCGCTGGAGCACGGCCTCGATTTCGATGCGCGCCCGCTTCAGCCGCTGCTGATCTGGCGCGTCGATTGAGTACGTCGGCTTCGGCATCACAGCCCCTTGTCGTCGTTGAAGTGCAGCGGGAACGGCCAGCCGGTTGCGGAGCGCACCGGCGTGGCCGTCACCGCTTTCCCGATTTCGCCTCGGCGTGCTCGCGCTTGGCCCTGCTCTTCGCCGGCGTCTTCGCCTTCGTGGCAGATTTGCTCTTGCCATGCTGCTCGACGAACATGTCGGTTGCGTCAGGCTCATTGCCGCCGGCCTCGGACGATTCCTTCTGTTCACCCGGCCGCGGCGCGATCAGGCGGACCCAGATCGATTGCCCGATGTGCATGCTGAGCATGCCGCTGCGCTCGGCGTCGAGGTCGCTGGTGCCGACGCGCAGGCGCAGCGCACAGGAGCCGCCAGCCATGGGCTCGACGCTGAGTTTGTCGACCTTGCAGCCGCCGAACGTCGACGCCGCTGATTCTTCGGCCCCGTCGTCGACCTCGAGTGTCCAGCCGTCGTACCGCTTTGACACCTTGGCGCTCTCGATGGAGTTGCAGCGCACCGCAGTCATGGCCTCGGTGACGCCGGGGAGGGGCTTGCTGTCCGAGGCCTTGTAGAGCGTGCCACGCAGCTCTGGGTCGATGAGATCGAGCAGCGTGTTCGGCACGCGCATTTCGAGGCCGAGCGAGAGCGCCGGTTTGTCATCGTCGCCGTGCTTCTCGTTACGCGGCGTCAGCGTCGCGAGCGTCGCCTCGGTGAACTCATCGATCTGGAACATGCGGCCCTCCTTCGGGCGGTGGTGGGAAGGTGCGGGGACGGGCCTTGCGGCCGCTGGCTTGCGAACGAGAGGAGGAGGTGCTGCCAGCCCGGTCGTCCCCGCGTTGGATCAGTTCGTCGACGGGTTCTCGGGGTGCTCGCCGGCCGACTCCACGACCTTGCCGGCCTGCACCAGCTCGACGAGTTCGCGTTGGCTCGGCACGTCGACCTTGATGTCGTGCGCGACGTGGGCCAGTGCCTGCGCGCGGTTCTTCGCGTCGACGAGGCGGACGCTGGTGCCGTTGGCTACTCGGTAGATGCTCACTGTGCTTGCTCCATGTTGTCTGGCGGGGTGGCGTTGGCGTCGGCGATGGGCAGGCCGGCGGGCTGCTCCGGCTCGCTCGCTTCCACGTCGACCGGCGGCGGCACGAACGTATTGGCGATGGCGTCGTGCACGTTCAGCACCTGTGCATCGCGGCCAGCAGCGTCGTCGAGCGCGAGCGCGGTCGCCAACTCGTTGCTCTTGGGCAGGTACTTGCAGATGCGGCGGATCAGCGTCTTGCGCGCCATCTCGTCGAAATCGGTGTCCCACGGCGTCTGACTGCCGTACTTCTTGGCGTTGCGCACGTTCTGGCTGCGCTCGCGGATGCGGTGAATCTCGGCCAGCGTCATCACCTCGACGTGCGTGCCGCCGCCCTTGAGCTTGGCGACGGCGTAGCCAAAGCGCACAGCGCCCGGGTCGCCGTCGAGGCATGGCTCGTGCACGACGCCGGGGTCGGTGCCGAAGTGGACCTCGTACTTGTCGCGCTCGTGCACGAGGTAGGCGCCGATCGAGTCGACCAGACCGGAACGGCGCACGAGTTCGAGCAGGCCTTGGTAGCCGAGCTGCAGCGTGCACTGCTGCTTGTACGGGATCAGGTAGCACTCACCCATCAGGCCGGGCCGCAGCCCGAGCTGCGAGGCCTGAATGACGGCGGCGAACACGCTGGCGGGCTGGCACTCCGACAGCTTGGGGTTCATGCGGAAACACGTCAGCGCGATGCGCGCCATCGTGTCGGGCTGCAGGTGCCGCGGCAGCGCGCGGGCGATCTCGCCCTTGTACGCCTCCAGCATCGCGGGGAAGTTGTCGGGCCGCTTGGCGACGGCGGTCCCGGTGGTGATCGCCTTCAGATTGGCGTTGGACATGGTCAGGCTCCTTGATTGCTCACTTCAACCGGAAAATGCGGCTCTCCGTTGTCTTGAGGTACCGCTCAAACAGCGCCGGATTGGCGGCCTCGAAGGCGCGTTGATCGAAGCGTCGGGCGCTCTGCGACTTCCACGTCACAAGATCGCGACCGTTGAGCGTGAGGCGGGCGGCGTCGCGCATGGCGGCCTTGATCGAGCCTTTGACGCCTTCCATGCGCGCCTCGACAGCATCTTGCTCGGCTTTCAGCGCGCGCAGCTCGTCGACCGCGATCAGCAATTCAGGCGATGCTTCGATCGCCGTGCCGGCATCTCTCCGAAATAGCCGCTCGATGTCCGATGCATTGGTGGCCGGCGGCGGCACCAGCGCCTCGACGTATTCGCGCCAGAATGCGACCTCACGCTGGCGCATGGCGGCGATGATCTCGTCGTCGCGCTCCACGCGGTAGATGCGGAAGTCGTCGCCGCCGATCAGCACGCCGAAGATGCACAGTGCGCGGCCAGTCACCATCAATCCGTGCTGCGCCTGGGCGGTGTAGTAAACCGGGATCTCGTCGCTCTCCTGCTCGCCCCAGTCGCGGGCCTTAAACGGCGATACGGTCTTGATCTCCAAGTTGACGCGCTCGTTGCGATCATCGAGCAGCGCCTCGGCGTCGATCTCTGCGGCCAGGAATGCGTGCTCGGGATCGATGTAGCGTGCGTTCCGAGCGAGCACGGCCAGATCCATCTCGCGCGCTAGGAGATCCACGACGTAGGGCTCCATGCGCTTGCCGCGCTCCAGTACCTTCGCGCGGTCCGGGTCCGTGTTCTCCGGCATCGCCGGCTGCGTCTTGTCGTGCCACAGCTGCAGGGGCGTGCGCCACGGGCTGATGCCGAGAACCACAGGGGCATCGCTGCCGCCGATGTACTTGGTGCGGTCGCTCATCGCCCCCTCCACCCGAAGAACATCAGCAGCCGCTGCCACAGCGGGCGCCGGCCAACCAAATGGACCGACGTGCCCCACCAGGAGCCGCGGTCGAAGTCACGGTAGCGGCGGTGATCGAGCGGGGTCATCACAGCGCCCCCCACACCAGCGCGACCAGCACCGCCACGCCGATCGCCAGCGCGACCGCGCCGCAGACCTCGTGCGGGTCGCGCCAATCCACGAGCGGCCGGCGCCTGATGACGCGCCAGGGCTGCGGCATGTGCTGCATCGGCTCGTTGGCCGCTTCTGCCGGCAGCCGCCGCGGCAGTAGCGCGGTGTCGATCACCTGCAGGTGCCGGCTAGGTTTCATGGCGCCGTGCGCGCCGAGGATGTGGCTCATTGCTTCGCTCCTTCGATGCGCTTGACAAGGTCGCCGGCCTCGCGCGCTAGCGCCATTGCCTCGCGCTGCGCCGTCTCGCCGGCGCCCGGGTTGAGCAGCCCGATGCTGCCGAGCGCGAGGCGCATGCGCTTGGCCAGGTCGAGCAATTGCGCGCGCTCGGTCATGCGCTGATCGATCGCCGCCGAAAGCTCGGCCAGCGAGCGGGCGGCATCCAGCAGGTCGACCTCCCACGGCCCCGGAGTCGCGCTCACGTCCGCTCCTCCAGATCTCGATCGCGCCACCGCCGGTAGGCATCGCAGGCGTCGATCTCGCGCGGCGCCTGGGCCTCGTCTTGCCGGCGCCAGTAGATGTCGGCCACCGCCTCGCTGTGCTCGGCCAGCAGCCGCTCGCGCAGCAGCGCGCGGGCGCGCATCGCAACGACTGGCGTCTCGCAGAGCACCATCGCGAGCAGCTCGGGCACGGCCACTGCGGGCACGGCATTGAGCGGCCGGCCGAGCGCGAGATCGCCGGCCAGCCTCGCGGTGGCGTCGCGGCGCACGCGCACGCCGATGCAGGCGGCGGCGAGGTGGTCCATCACGGTATCGATGCTCTCGTGCAGGTACTCGTCGAGCGCGGCGTTCCAGTCGGCGTCGAGTTCGGCGCTGGGTGCTGTCGTGTTCATGCGGCCTCCCGCGTTGCCGACTGCTCGGCCGGTGTCCACTGCTGCGCGTGCACGCGGATCAGCGTGAGCGCGGCGAGGTACTCGTCGCGGTGTTGCGGCGCCTTGGCGTGCTCGACGAGTACGCGCGCCTCGAACTCGGTGTCGGTGCCGAACCAGCAGCCGGCGCGGATGCGGATGCCGGCGTCGGTGAGGTAGGCCGTGAGGTACGCGCAGCGCGAGCCGATGGGGCCGATCAGCAGAAGCGGACGCGTGCCGAGCAGCTTGGCGTCCGCGAGGTTGGCGCGCACGAGGTTGGCGCGCACGAGGTTGGCGTCCGCGAGGTTGGCGTCCGCGAGGTTGGCGCGCACGAGGTTGGCGCCCGCGAGGTTGGCGCGCACGAGGTAGGCGCCCGCGAGGTAGGCGTCCGCGAGGTTGGCGCCCGCGAGGTTGGCGTCCGCGAGGTTGGCGTCCGCGAAT